TACTGTATGGCCTGGACTAGAAAAGTCTGACAGAGGGTCTACTGGTTATTATTGGGGAGACTTGTTATTCAGTCAACCATTACAAGACAAAGATGGTCTTTACAGTTTTAAAGCAAACCCTGGAGGAATTTCTTACACAGTTGATGTCGATAGTGAAGCAGGACATTTGCTCAAAGGCAAACAAGCAGGGATTGCTGTACATCAATTTATTCCAGCAAATGCTATGACAACAAATGAAGCATCATCACTCGATGGTTCTATTGGTAATTTGAAAAACAATTCAGAAGTAGCAATAGTGCCTAGTAAGATGCCAGTTACTCCTCAACTAAAAATTAACAAAGAACTCAAACAGCAAGTAGAAAAAGTTATTGATCAATATGGTCCTGCTGTTAAAGGATTGTTTAGTACTGCACCTCAAGCAAGAAATTCATTCAATCAATTGTTCACTGTATACGTTAACAAGAAAATTGTATCTGGCAACCTAAGAAACTTATACAAAGATTTTATTGAATTCGTAGAGAATAGAAAAATGACAGACTCTATGAGAGAGAAAATATCTGTTCATCTAAACGCACATAAACAAGGTGTATTAGGCGCATTTAAAATATGGATTGCTCTATACAATCTAAAACAAGACGTTGTTGATCAACTAGACAACGCCGCAAAGTCAAGTCCTATCAAAGGATATTTAGATGATGGCACTGAAACACAAGAAGGTTTTGTTGCAAATGATCTCAAATTTGTCAACAGAATGGGCTTTGCCCGTCAAAATCTAGCGGCAAGAAGTTAATCCAAACACCCAATTTTTTTACATCCGGCATAAATACTTGTATGAATCTCAATGGTTGAGATTCAAAATAATATAAAGTGCATGGAACGTGTACTTTCAAAACAAAAGGAAATAGAAAAATGGCACAATTTACAAAAGCAAACAGTGACTTTCAACCAGTCTTTCACCAAGATGCAGATTCATACACTAATGGTGGTTTAAATGCATACACATCTGGTAAAGCAGTAAACGTACAAGGTCCTAAACTTCAGTTTGGTATCGTAACTTTCACAGGAGAAGCATCAGCAACTCTACCTGGCGCTGACTTGAAAAAAGCAGTAGACACTATTCAAACTAGATCAACAATTGCGATCTATGAAATGGATACTTCAGGCGGATCAGGTGCAAACGTATTAAACCTAGCATTATTCCCAACAATGGGATGGGACTTCACCAACGCAGGTGACTTAGATGCGGCTTTAACAGCGGCTCTAGGATATGCAGTTACTACTTCTGCTACAGGCGTAACATTCAACGCTTCATAAGTTTAATTAACTTATTAAAAAGCCTCTTTTATTAGAGGCTTTTTTTTGGCTACTAAATAGTTACATGAGTCAAAGAATTGCATGTTATACCTTATTCGATATTACTAACACGAATGTGTTAAATCGATCCAAGCCAATTGGGGATAACACTGATCTTTGGAGACAACAACGAAACTCTCAAGCAAATTTTGACACGATCTTACAATGTATCTCATTACGAGGTACCCCTGACATTTTAACTTATCCTTATAAAATAGAATTTGGAATTGATGACACTGATTTTGGTTTTTTATTAGAAAACAACAAAGAATTTGATGATTTTTGGTATTGGAGATTTGAATTTCATGTTCAGCATACTGGCGTTTATGATAACGGAGCAGAACCATATGGACTTCTGGCATATGATTGCCATGAAATACCTATGCTAACATGCAATACAGAATATTCCGATCAGTTGCCTAAATTTTTAGACACTACACCAGAATTACGTAATATATACTTTGAGGGAGTAAAATGAAAAAAGAAGATAGAGAAAAAATCAGTCACTTATTTAAACAAGAAATGTTGTCTGGACTAAGACATCATTATATTAAAAAGGATTCATCTGGCATTAGTGTGTTTGGAAACTATCACATCACTAAAACAAAGGATGGTTGCTATCGTGTAAAACAACGTTCTTGGATGGAGAATAGAGATTTTATTTCCGTTAAGACTGCAATGTCATACTGTGTGCTCCATAATAGTCAACGAACTGATTCGGCTGTAAAACTATATCAATTAGATTGCAGACTGAGTAGTATTAACTTAGATATAAAAATTCACACTAAAGGATACAAATCTAAAAAGAACAGTTTAGACCTGAGACTAATACAATTGACAAAATTAGAAGAAGACTACCTGAAGAAAAAACAAATTCTTTTAGAAATAGAAAAACACATAAATACTTCTAAGAATGAACAAACAAAGATTTTTGAAACGTACAAGAAAACCCGTTACAAAAATATCAAAAATTCTACACCAGAAGATAAATACATATACTCAAGTACAGATTACTAGGAACTGATTATGAAACTAAATGATTTAAACACGCAAAAACACGCAGTTAAGGCGTTAAAAGAGAATTTTGAGGTCGATCTTAAAATAGACGGTCTTAATAAAATTCAAACTCAAACTATGCATAACAAGGTAAAAGGCTTAATTGCAGAAGCAAGAGAAGCAAAGACTTTTGGTTCAGAATACCCTTCATACATGAAACTAGTATTTGTTGAACAAGCACTTAGAGATCATTACAAAGTAGCACCAGAAGCACCAAAATCAGCAATCATCACTGAAAACGAAGAAGTTAACAGATCACAAGTTATCTTAGCCGCACAAGACATGGTTGATTCAGTACAAAAGATGCTAGAAGAAATCTCAGACATGATGGTCAAAGAGATGCCAGCACTAGTTGACTCTGTTCAAACAGAAATTGGTGTTAACGAAGCACAAGCATTTGATCAAACAGCAGGACAAGCACTTGCAGAATTGAATCAGTGTTTAGTATCAGTCAAAGGACAACTTGATCAAGCACTAGCAGGCATTACTGGCGGAGACGTTGTAGATGCATTTGACGGTGACGTAGATTCAGGTCTAGGTGGTGGTGAAGTTGGAGTTGACAGCATGGATGTTTCTAATCCAGCAATAGATGTAACAGGCGATATGGGAACTGACGTTGTAGACGTTAATGCTCCTGCACCAGTTACTGATATTGAAGATGTTAACGTAGACGTATCAACAGGACCAGTCGGTAGAGCAAAAAGGTAAATCTAATGAGGCTTAACGAGTTTGTGGAGCCTGCCGAAGATAAAGCCTTAGCCGCATCAATCATCGCAGTTACTAATCATTTAAAAGAATTAGTGGACAATGGAGACATTGATCCAGATAACTACACGGTTGATGAATTATTGGCTCTGTTTCAATCCCAAGATATTGTACTCAACACAGAAGATTTGTATACAATGTTAGATGAGCCACTACTTAGTAGTGTGATCTCAAATATTCAAGGCGACAAAATAGTCTTTAAAGGTGACGAAACTGTCACTATAAATCCTGGACAGGAAAAAGAACCAGATAGTCAAAAAGTTGTAGCCAACATGGCTAACTCTGCAATGAAAAGTCGTCCTGATCTCCCTGGTGGAATTTCTATCTCCTAAGTTTCCTAAATGACCGTAAAATTTGTACCTATACATGATGTAGATGAATTTGAAATTAGTAGATTTTATAAGCCAACAGCACATGTAATAGAACATGCACTACATCTTCTCCCAGAAGCAGAAATAGTAACTGAACGACCCAAAGATGAATTTTATTTTCTACTGACAAGTAGACGATCTATTGGTTGGCGTACTGAATTTTCAGACCCATCAAATCCATTTTATTCTGACTTGTTAAATAAAAAATGTGGACTTATTATCTATCTAAATGAAGTAGAATCTATGAACGTTTCTAGTATTGTTCATGGCATGAAGAATTTAATAAGAGACTTGAGTATAGACTCTGATCTATTGTACTACATAGATTCTAATGTAAACAATAGAAGTACATTGAACAACTTCAATCTTAATGGATCTTTTTTTAACTACTATGACTCATTGTTTGTAAACAACAACTATGACGAGACAGTAAAAAGCATTGAAAATTTACAAGAACGATCTAAAAAAATGTTATTGTTAGGTGGAAAGTCACGTGAACACAGACTAAAGTTCATACATAAAGTATTACAATTACCAAACTTTGAAGAAGATAATTTTATCAGTACAATGAGTGGAAGTTACTTTGATAGTACGATACAAAAATCTATAAAAGTAAAAGAAAGACTATTGGACGGATTTCTACATGACACAACAATATTAGATAAATTCTCAGAACCTACACAGCATGGACCAACACATTTATTTCATTTAGAATCGAATCTTCATACTGATTCATACTTTCAAATTGTCACTAGTACATGGTTTGAATTAGATTTAAATCGAATTGAAATTAATGAAAAACATGCAAGACCAATGTATTCTTTGCAACCTTTTGTTGTGTATGGTGAACCTAATACATTAAAAGCATTTAAAGAAATGGGTTACAAAACATACAGTAATTGGATTGATGAATCTTATGATGAAACGTATGATGATCAATTGAGATTTGATAAAGTAGTTGCAGTTGTAGAATCAATTAATGCAATGTCTCGTGTTGAATTGAGTAAGATGATGAAGGAAATGCTACCCACTTTACTACACAATATCGAGCATCACAACAAACGAGTCAATGAATTAGAGATAGAGTATAATTTATTCAATGACATAACCGAAACATACAAAGATTATCTAACCACCCAATAATGTTGCATGTTTGCAATAAAATCTATATAATAAACAGTTGAGGATAAATACAAGTATGGAAGTTACAGACATCGCAAAAGACAAAATCAAATCTCATTTAGCCAATCGCGGCAAAGGCATTGGCATTCGTATAGGTATTGAAACTACTGGTTGTAGTGGCTATGCATATAAACTTGAGTTTGCAGATAAAATCAATGAAGAAGACATTCATAATGAATATGAAGGTTTCTCAATCCTAATTGACCCAAAGGCTAATGACATACTTGAAGGAATCACAGTTGACTATCAAAAGAATGGACTTAATGAAGGTTTTGAATTCATTAATCCATTAGAGAAAGCACGTTGTGGTTGTGGAGAGAGTTTTACAATTTGAATCTAAAAATATCACACTTAGTCGTTAACGGCTGTAGTTACACATATGGACATGGCATCGAGGATCCAATCAATGATAGTTGGGCTTCTATTGTTGCAAAACGTTTGGGTGTTCCGTTAGTCAATCTTGCTTTACCTGGACAAGGCAACACAGCAATTTATCGTAGAACAATGCAATACTTTTATAAAGATTTATTCCATGATAATAATCCTTTCTATATACATGCATACACACAGTCATCACGTAGAGAAGCATATCACCAAGAGAACCAAGAGTTTAGAATTGTAGGCGGTGCAGTAAATGCTACTCCCTTAGAAAAAGAAATTATCATAACTTCAGATGAACATTACTACTGTTTATTAGCACAAGACAAATTACATCGTTGGACTAGTATCAATAATCTTTTAGACATACACAATGTATCTCATTTTTCTACAGATTATATGCCAGAATGTGATCCCATCACAAATGATTTTATAGACACAAATGAATTAATTCTCAAAAATGAATTAGACTCACACCCAAGCAAATTACAAGACTTTAATATTGTTACTGATGATTTTGAAAAGACAACATGCTTACATGAAACAGAAGAAGGACATAAACATCTTGCAGATTATATTTGGAAAGAAATAGAAACTCGTTATGATGATATCGAAGTTATTAATTTACCTTATGCTAAATTACATGATATATTGATTTGCCCACCAGAATCACAAAAGAAAGTAGACGCATACCCCAAAAACGCAATTGAGTACTATCCAATGGATTTTAGCAGAAATGTTTACTACATGCACGAACTTGGACTTGATTATATAAACAAGTGGTGGCTTGGCAAACCTAGCACAGAAAACAACTCAACAAGGAGTTTATTACCATGATAACAGAAAAATACCCGTACCAAGAATTAAAGAAAAAAAACTTTGAGGGTTCACGTAAATATGTAACTCCAGATGGTCACAAACTTCCAAGTGTAACTACTATTCTTTCTGCTACTGCATCAGAAGAAAAGAAAGCCGCTCTTCAGAATTGGCGTAAGAGAGTTGGTTATGCGAAAGCACAAGAGATCACTACTGAAGCCGCAGGTCGTGGAACACGTATGCATAAATGGCTCGAAGACTACATCTTAACAGATGATAAAGGATCGCCAGGATCTAATCCATACAGTCAACAAAGCCATTTAATGGCTCAAACAATTATTAATGAAGGACTTGTGAACTGTGATGAATATTGGGGAACTGAAGTCTCATTGTGGTATCCAGAAATCTATGCAGGCACTACTGACTTAGTTGGTATACATTCAGGTGATGAAGCAATCATGGATCACAAGCAAACGAACAAGCCTAAGAAACGTGAATGGATTGACGATTACTTTATTCAAATGACTGCTTATGCTGATGCCCATAATGCAGTTTATGGCACAACAATACGTAAAGGTGTTATCTTTATGTGTAGCAAAGATAATGAATACCAAGAATTTATCATCGAAGGTAATGAATTTGACAAGTACCATCAATTATGGTTGAAGAAACTGGAAGAGTATTACACAAAGTTTGTCTAAAGTGTAAGGGTAAAAAATTATGATAAATAAGTATAATCACAGGAAAAGATTAGACTTATGGCTATCGTACAAATATCTAAAATTCAGCAACGATCAGGAAACCTCGTTGACCTACCTCAATTAGACGAAGCAGAACTTGGCTTTGCTAGTGATGCTAAAAAAGTATTCATTGGTAAAACAGCCAGTGGCAACTTAGAAAACATTGAAGTATTGACTTCATACTCTGACATTACATTTAGTCAGATCGATGGAGCAGTTGGAAATCTAAATATAGCAAACACAGTCGCTAATGGCGAAATACTTGCATATGATGGTACTAACTGGGTTAACAAAGGGGGCAGTGCAGGTGGAACAATCACTTTGGGTGCTGTTGAAGATGTTCAAGTTACTGGCGGCACAAACGGTTACGTTTTACAAACAGACGGCGTTGGCAATCTTTCATGGGGACCAAGTGGAGTTCTTACAGGTACTATCACAGGAATCACTCAAACCAATCCAGCAGTAGTAACAACTACTCCAGAAAATTTCTTCACTAACGCAACACTAGTAACTGTATCTGATGTTGGGGGAATGACTGAAGTTAATGGTGTATCTTACTATGTAAAGGTTCTTACTTCTACAACTTTTGAATTATATACAGATTCCGCATTAACATTATCTGTCGATGCAACAGGCTACGGTGCTTATACAACTGGTGGTCGTGCTGTCACAAGTGTTGGTGGTGGAGGCGGATCTGCGGCTAGTGGAACAGCAGGTACAGTTCAACTTAGTGCCGGCGGTGGTATTTTTACAGGTACTCCATCATTTTCATATGATACTGGTACTTCAACATTAACAGTTAATGGTAATGCAAGTATTGGCAATGTGACTTCTACTGGTACTCACAGTGCATTAAGATATGTATCTACTGCTACACCTGGGACACCTCCACTTGAAATTGCTTCTACAACTCGTGTAGCAAATTTAAATGTTGCATATGCTAATGTATCAGACTTTGGTGTTGTAGGAAATCTTACTACAGGAAGTTATTATCCTGCTTTAGTAGACACAACAGGAACAGGAAACAAAGCATTAAATGTAAGTGGTGGCTATGAATTTGATACTGCTAATGCAAAATTAAATTTAGGTAACATTACTGCATTATTTGATATAGCCGGAACAACAATAGGCGGATCTTTAACAACAGCCGCACAACCAAACGTTACATCAGTCGGTACTTTAACGAGTTTAACAGTGACTGGTGCTTTAGATGTTACTACAGGTGTCATTACAGGTGATGGTGGCGGATTATCAAATGTTGCTGGTGGCAATATTACAGGTCAATCTGCAAATGCATTAGTTGCAGGTACAGTATATACTGCGGCACAGCCTAACATCACATCAGTCGGTACATTAACATCATTAGCAGTTACTGGAAATATCACATCAGGTAATGTTGCAGGTACAGGCGGTGTATTCACATATGTTTCAGGTGATGGTGCTAACTTAACTGCTTTAACCGGCGCTAATGTAACAGGAGAAGTTGCATTTGCTGATACTGCTAACGCAGTCGCAGGTGCTAACGTTAGTGGTACTGTAGCAACTGCTAGTACAGTAACAACAGCCGCACAACCAAATATTACAAGTACAGGCACTCTAACATCATTAGCAGTCACTGGATTAGTAAATGCAGGATCAGTACAAACACCCACACTTACAACGGGTGCAAATACAACAGCAGGATCAATTACAGGTAATTGGACACTAACGACAGGATCCAGACTAGAATCAACATATGCTGACTTGGCTGAGTACTACGATGGTGAAGAAGATTATGAACCGGGTACTGTAGTATGTTTCGGTGGTAGTAAAGAAATACATATCTCGGATGAAAAAGGTAGTAGACGAGTAGCAGGTATCGTATCAACTAACCCAGCATATATTATGAATCAATCTCAAACAGGCATCCCAGTTGCAGTAGCACTACAAGGTCGAGTACCATGTAAAGTAACAGGCACTTGTCAAAAAGGTGATATTATGGTAAGTGATGGTGCAGGCGGTGCAACTGCTTGGTATCATGTTGCTACTATTATGCATCCTGGCATGACTTTAGGTAAAGCAATTGCAGATAAAACAAATGCTGAATTATCTATTATTGAAGTAGCAGTCGGTCGCCTGTAAACTCCCTTTTTACGCAAAAACTATAAATACATATGATTGTTCTCGTTTGTCGAGTTCGATAAACAATCTCATGCGGTGATTATTCCCACCGAACGTGTGACCTAGAACGTCAACTAAATCTTAGGAGAAAATAACATGGCGAATAAATTAAAAATAGCAAAGGTCTCAGCCCTAGCGGTATTATCCGATACGACTGCGACAACAAACGTGATCACAGTAGATTCTACTACTGGATTAACACAAGGTGACAGATTTGTACCTACTTCAACAGTAGGTGGATTAACTGGCGGAACAACTTACTTTGTAAACGAAGTACTTTCAACAACTACTTTTACTGCATTAAATTCTGACCCTTCAGTACAACCTCAAGTCTCACCAACATTAACAACTACAACAGGCGGAAGTGTAAACTTATCGTTTAACCAAGTTGGAGAAGGTTATCCATCAGACACACCACAAGACATGGGTGTAGTCGGTGGAGACACAGCACAAACAGGTAAACAATTAACTGCATCTGGCGCAATTCCAGTTAACGCACCTGGCAAATACTGGTTTGACGTATCAACAACTGATGTATATGGTGACAAAGATGCAGACTTTACTACTAACGTATCAGTAGGCGAACAACTTTCATTCGCTAGTGACAACACACCTTTCACAGTAGGCGACTTAGCTACTGGCGTTGCTTATGTAATCAACAACATAGTTGGTACAACTGAAGCACAATGGATCGCAATGGGTGCAACAGGTGCTAACTTAGGTGAAGTATTCGTAGCAACAGGCGTTGGCGCAGGTACTGGTACAGTATCATATGCAGGTGGTAACGTACCATTAGGTACAGTCTCTGCATTAGCAGTAGTGTCAACACCAACAGCAAGTTCAGATGCAACAACAGACTTAATCACAGTAACTGCAACAGCAGCCTTTGATGTAGATGCTCCAATTTACTTTGGTGCAGACATCGGTGGATTAACTGCAGGTACTACTTACTTTGTTAAAACAATTGATAGTGGAACAACTTTCAGTGTTTCAGCATCAAGAGGTGGACCAGCATTAGCATTGACAACAACAACTGTTGTATCAACTGCAAACATTGAAAAATTAGACTTAAGTGCAGTCAGCAACGCCACTAAAAATGAAGTTTCAGTTATTAGTGCTAATGATGAAACAGTTTACTTCTTACGTCAAAAAGGTAAGAGAAAATACTTAGTAAGCAATGCGGCAGGAACAAGAACAGGAATTTGTACTTTAGTTAAAAAAGCACAAGCAGATTTACTTGCAGGTGAAATGAGCATTGAAGGTACATATGACAATGCGGCAACTACTTTCATTGAATCTATCTCTGATGTAAATGGTTTACCATTTGATAACGATAGCGGATCACCTCTAACTGCAACTACTCAGACTGGAATGCAGGCAACGTTTGAAACAATCGCAGGTAGTCCACTAGCTGGTTCAACAAAACCAGTTATCACACTTCCTTCAGCATAAGGGAGTTGGTGAACTAGATGGCACAATCTAACGCACAAAAACTACAGAAGTACGATGCTGATATAGCCGTACTTCAAGTAGAATTTAAAAACTTAGATTCAAAATTTGATGCATCTCTGGCTGACGTTAAAGCGGATGTCAGAGAAGTGTCAGAAAAGTTAGACAAGCATACTGATAGTACACATAGTTTATTGAGAGAATTTCAAGCAACTAATGTAAGTCAACACATAGAGATGGCAAATAAAATTGCTGGATTAGAAAAGTGGAGATGGATGCTTATCGGAGCTGGTTTTGTTCTTGGTGGTTTAGGCTATTCAGGAATCGAACAGTTTATCATGCACAAATAAATAACATCGAGTGATGTAAAGAAAGGGACCTAGTCCCTTTCTTTTTGGGTGTAATTTGATAAATTGGCGTAATTCCAATTCTCTTTATATAAACAGAACCTTGAATGACCTTCTGGCGTTTCATATATAAATTGGGTAGATAATATTTCGGTAATAATACCCTCAAATCTACCGTTCAAAGAACAAAAATGTTCTATGTAATCTCCTACGCTTGGTTTGCCTTTTCTGTTACTCATAGTATTATTTATCCAGATTGCATAGAATCGATCTCAGCATCGATTAGATCAATATCTATATTCTTACCCATCAATAGTGATTAAGTCTCTCAAAACGTCTTTCCGAAGCTCTAAGAGCATGTTTACAGAGACTGTAGAGCCTTTAGTTTCTCTACAACAGTGTCAATGTTAATTGTTGAGAACAAACCTGGGTGTAATGGTTTTGGATATCTATTGTTTCCGACCCAAGCATACCCACAATGTTCGTCATTAAGAATTGGGGAAAATTCTTCATCTACTTCACAAAAGAATGTGTGATATGCAAAAGTATTATTGACAAATTTTTGAATAGGAACTAATTTAAAATTATCTTCCCAATATGCAATTTCTTCTTGGCATTCTCTTTTTAATCCAGAAAGCAGTGTTTCATTTTTCTCAATCTTGCCTCCTGGAATAGACCACGTAGGATTTTTATTCTCGTTTCTTAACAAGTAAAGATACCGTTGCGTAGATTTGCTGTAGAAAAATATTCCAGCAGATTGATTAATAATGATCATGCAGTTATTTATTAGGCAAATAGAGCCTGTTTAAATAACTATGCTGTAATCACCTTCTCCATAATAGCCTTCATAAGATTTCATCCACTGACCTTTTTGTGCAGGGGTTACGTCAGAATCTTCTGGAGTTGCAGACCATCTATATTGAATTTGGGTCGCTAAATTAGTAAGATACTCAACTTCGGCTTCGTTCTTATCTGCATCAAATGCAATAAACCATTTGCCAAGAGTGCCATTGTATTCAATGATGTCATTAATATTTCTATCAATGACTTCAACTATATATACTGTGCCTGATCCTGATGGCTGAACATTGTTCATTGTAAAAACAGTTCCTGGATTGTTGTCAGCCGCACTATACTGAGCATAGTTAGTTGTACCAGCAGTCGCAATCATGTACTCTACACCTGGTGCCATATCAGTAGCATTAATTGTTTCTGGCGTTGTAGACTGACCAGTTACACTTGCTATGACTATTCCCCATGATGCAGAATCTGAACCTATATCATCTACTAAGATATATCTAGTTCCAGGTGTTGCTCCAGGTAGTCCTGCATTTGGTCCAGTGATTTGTGGATTGATTACTCCTGTTACAGGCTCTAATGTGTTTGCTGGTAATGTGTCTGGATCAACATCAAAAATCAAAAAACGATCATCTAATGGATTCACAACAATCGTACCTACAATTTCATTTTCCATATATGGATTTTCTAACCACAATTGCGTTATCCCAGGTTGATATGCTCCGTACATGTTTAACAATGATGTCCAATATAAATCCGTGTCAGGATTTACTGGGACATCTAAATCTGTATTTGGTGTATCTGCTGTAGTTGAATCTTGTGGCAATAATTGTATTGTATTGCCTATGTACAACAACTTATAACCATATGGTGAAAGTTTTTGTCTGTTGCCTAATAACAAATTGTCATCTTGCATTGCTTCAAGTCCTTTACCATCAAATATAGAAGCAATGATTTTGTGAACTGCACCATATTTTTTGAGTTTAGAAGATGTTGTTAACCATATAGGTAAATAAAACTTCCAAGTCATCACATCAATTGGATTTCCTGTTCCTACAGGAATAGAACGAGATGAGAATGTTAACCCGTCCTGATATACAACTGTTAATGATGTCCAATCAACAAAATTATCAGTGCTTTGAATTTCTAAACTTGGATTAAACAATGTTCCTAATTGTTCGATCAATTCTAATTTTTGATTGTAGTTAGTAGTCCAAAAATCAACTTGTATTCTTAATGTATATGGTACAGGCATTAGTTTTTCAACTGTAAAGGCCTGCCCCTGTGTTGTCTCATATGAAGCGGTACCATCATCGTATGCTCTTTGTCGAATGTTTTGCTTTTCAACGAAGAAGGGCTCCTGTGTGCGTCTCTGATCATACTCTAGTCCATTGATAAAGTATGTACACATAGGTGCTGAAGGAAGATTACTTGCAGAATTGTTTGCAATAATATTTGCCGCTTGTCTACTTGCATCGCCATATTGTACTGGCACTCTAACTAATATATCATTTCCATTAGGATCTTTTCCTTTAGTAACATACCAATTACTAAAGATTTTAGAAAATTGTAAAAGAAATCTTCTTATTTGATTATCGTAAAAATATTGTGCCATAAGTTCTAAGTCCCGTCACTCGGTGGATTATCATCAGGTGTTAAGTCTAACAAAGAACTTAACGGTTGAGCAGACGAAACGTTTGCCCCATCGTTATTTACATAAATATTAGCCTCGTTATTAATAAATCCAGATTGTAACGATTCATCAGTTGCTGTAAAGCCTGTAGTTGTTCTGACATTTTCATCAACTCTTAACCAAAGAGTACCAGACCAACGATATAAAACATTTGGAGAATAATCTATTCTTAAGAAATAATCACCTACATTTGGTGATGCTGGGAATGCAATACCTGCTCCTGCAGGTAGACCATTTGGTGCTGTACCATCACCAGTTAAGTAACCCGATGTGTAACCAAAGTCACGTGGTGTTGATCTTGCTATGTATTGAAAACGAGGATCACAGTCAGCACGATAGTCCATTGTATTTGGACCATATGGCTCAGTACCTGTGAACCCTGATGCATCTGGATCTTGGTCTGCTGTTGCGTAAGTGTTGTCAGCAGTACCATATGGACCTGTAACAGGTCCTGAGATATCTACAGTTAAGACTTTTGTGCCTTCCATCTGACCTGAACCTGAACCTGTCGGAGACATCTCTGGATCTTCTGTCAGTATAGACAAGTTTGCTTGTACAAACTTATCAATCATTGATTCAAGGTCAATGTCTTTGTCTTTAATTTTAGACTGCATGACTTCCATCACTTCTTTTGGTATTCTAATACCAGATGATGCATATTTGTATTTGTCACTACGCATTGTAACGACAGAACCAGTACCACTTAGTGGATTATTACCAGGCATCCATGAACGAACATCTGTTGGCGGTGCTGGTTGATTGTACTTGTTAGATTTAACACCGTTCTCTTCCCATACCCCATAACCAGGTACTACATATAATTTAGATGTATCATAACCTGCTTTTGGTACAATTCGTTCTGCTTCTTTTAAGTTGGCATCGTTGATACGAACATTTTCATTGTATCGACCAAGTACATCTTTTAATGTATCTGTTACATCTAGTTCCCAATATAGATCAGGTGTACTTGCATTTGGTTTAGTGCCTGCTGGTACTTCTTGTAGTGTTTTGTAATTCTTGTCACCGAATGAGACAACATATCCTGCAGGGTATGTTTTATCTTTATCCCAATCACCAAGATAATTGTCTATGTCAGTTGGTTGTTCTAAAATATCTGAGAATTCTTGGCTGTCTACTAGCATTTCACATTTGATACGCCACATATGTGGATACCAAGTTTGTGAGAATCCTTCACTTGCATAGTTAGCATCTGTAATCTGATAGAATCTTTTTAATGCAACTGGGAAAGTTTCTTTAAGAGGATTATAATCTAGTAAGTGAGGTAATTCAATAACATCTCCTACCATCATCTTTCGACCTAAGATATCAATCATGTCATTGTAATGAACTGTGATAAAAATAGTGTCATTACTTAAGAATAAGCCAAACTGACTGAGATCAAAGTCTAAGTTTTGTACATTATAATGCCCTCGTAATCGATATATATCTTTGGCATATTTACGATCTCTGTTCTCTAAGAACAGCAAATCTTGTATGTTTGTCGGTTCTAGTTTATCATATTGAGGCTGAGTAAAGTCTGCTGATGGACCTTGATCGTCTGGTCCCAAATATTTATGAATGTACAGATCGGTACCGCCAACTGTTAGTTGTTCGGAAATGATCTTGTCCATAAACTTGTAGTCACTTTGTTTTTCGGGACGGTATAATGATAATCTTGGCATAACTATATTTATCGGAATCGGTTCATTGTACAAATTCTGGGCAATTGGGTAAATAAAATATTGCTTTTTAGATTTAAATGCTATATACTTCTATCTTGCTCAAAATGACACAGATAAAATTGGAGACGAAATGGCTAGACGGAAAGTAAAAACAGTTTATCTCACGCCTGAACCTAAATGGGAAAAGTATAAAGGTATCACTGACGAAGATGCACGAGAAAAGGCATTCCAAGATGCCCAATACTTTATCCGAACTGAAATTAGCGATAAGAAAAGATTGCTTCTTTGTAAATCATGGATCAAAAAAGATGCAGGCTGGTCTGCTGAAGAAATAGAAATCATTCTCAGAAATCCAGATTGGAACTTTAATGGGACTGCAAACTCAGTTTGGTTTTTAGATAAAGTGGGGTACATGCCAGAAAATCATATTAACCACATTGCAAAACTCAAAGATGAATGGCTAGAAAAGGGTAAATTGATTGCTCAAGTCAAAGAAGAAAAAGCAAAAGACAAACCTAATCGTCCTTCTATACAAGATATAATGAAAGAGAAATTACTAGAGGCTGGAGGAGAAATCGATGGTCTTATGGATGAGTTCTTTGAAGATGAGATAAAGATTGACGATAAGTTTAAAAGCAAAGTCTTACAAATTTTACATAAGTATAATCCATTAGCAAATCATATTCCTCTATTGACCTCAACCTATGAAAGAGAACAAAAAGAATTTAAAGAAGTAATTCAAGGTAAAGATGAACAGTTAGTTGAAGCATATAGTCACTTTAGTAAAAAGAAACTTAAAGCAACTATTGGTCTTTATGACATAGTAAATGGCGTGTTGAACTCTTATGCTACACTTAAGATTAAATCTAGGGCTAAACGTAAGACTAAGCCGATCACTCCTGAGAAAGCAACAATGAAGTTAAAGTATCAAAAACGTTTTGAGTGCGAAACAACTGGACTCAAACTAGAAAGCATTAGACCAACAGAACTTCACTTATGTAAAGAAGCATGGGTCTATGATACTACAAAAAGAAAACTGCATCACTACGTTGCAGATGAAATGAGTGGAGAAATGTTTGTAAAGGGGAACACTTTGCATGGATTCGACAAGTCAAAGAGTGCAATTAAGACTTTACGTAA